GTCAACACGAATAGCTTGACCTACAGATACAGTGTTAGCTGATGCGTTCATAGTAGCGGATGGGATCATTCCAGTTAATTCTCTGGATACGATGTCCAACGCCTCGTAAATTTCTGGTACTAGACCAGTGATTGTGTTCTCTGCCATGATAAATTACCTAATTAATATACAGTGCCGCCAGATTTGATGTACTTCATTTGGTCGGCTGGGGTTGATGCCATAAATTCGGCTCGTGATTTTGTTTTTGCGGCACTGCCACTATTGTTATTGCCTCCAGTAGCACCGCCACCAGATGATTGATTGCCTTTTAAGAGAGAGGCAAACCGCGAATCGTTCTGAAATTCTTTCTTTAAGTCATCCAGCGACGATATGGTTAGGTTGCCGTCCCCATCAGTTACTTTTAAATCACCCTCTTGGAACTTCAGGCGGGTATTAACAAAAGTGCTTAATAGGTCAATGTTGGAACCTTCGGCAAGATCAGCTGCTATCTTCATAGCCGCAGTACCTTTCTGTTCAGATTCGATTCTGCCTTGTAGGTCGTTTAACGTTTGTTGTGTTGTCTGAAGTCTCTCGGACGATGATTTATACAATGACTCAAAATCACCACTTTCCTTCGCCATACGGTCTTTCTCTGTAATGGCTTCGGCCTCTACCTTGCGCCTTGCTTCCTTAGCGGTTTTGGTTTCGGATAGTAATTCGTCGTTTTTGCTCTTTATTGCGTTGAATTGGTTGGTTAGCTCATCATTAGATGTCTTTAACGCAGTTAATTCAGACTGCAATGCGGATACATCGACTTCGCTTTCTTCACTCATGGGTATTACCTTTTTTGGTCACAAACCAAGCGGCCACAGACCGCCATATATCAAGGGCAAGCCCTCAAATTTGTAAGGCGTTAGCCTTAAATTTCTTCTGGAATATCTCGATCTAGCGGAACGGGCGGCTCAACGGGTTCGACAACCTCGGCATCGGCCTCGATCTGCTCGTCAGTGCGATCAATGTCTAATAGATTGGATCGTCTTAATAAGTAGCGAACATCTACTTTGCTTATGACACCTCGATCTTGCAGCACCATTGCCTGTGCCAACATTTGCGGGTCAATAGTTGCATCATAGAATTCTTTATTGATTTCGAGGGTAATGTCACCCTCACCACCCATAAACTCACCAAGCCACAGAATAGTTTTTTTAAACCCTTCTTCAACATTGACAATAAGAGAGCCTAGCTTAGAGTTTTGACCAGCAAAGCGAATCTTGGCGGCCTCCGCTGTCTCTGCTCCTGTAGAGTCCTGAATAATGCGAGTGCCAATCTTGACCATTTGTTCTTCTTTTAACTCCATGCCACGTTCAGGCATTTGGTTAGGCGCTGCTTGCAATAGGCTTGCATTAGCATCAAGGGGTAGTAGTAGCCCAGAACGAGAGCCAAGTTGTATACCGCCTGAGAAATTATCATCGGCCCATGATTGAGTCAGGCCAGCAATAACGGGGGTGGGCTGGCCTACAATAAAGCTTGATTCTTCATAGTCAGCCGAATTGCGATAATGAGCGACATTGACCTCAGCTATGTCATATAGAGGGGCCTTGTCAGATGTTTCGTCGTTATTGATTGATCCGATAAACTCAAACGGGATAACGTCCCAAGTCGAGCCATTAGATTTACGCGGAACAATATCATCAGATACTAATTTATTAGCGTCATCATATAGGCGCTGCGTGTACACCCCATCAACTAACAATAGAACGCGGTGATACATGCAATGCTCAACGTCAAACGGATCGCTTTCAAGTGGCTCTATGCGCGGCTCCTGCAATACAACCATTGATAATTGCTTAACACCGTTTAAGACTTCACAACGCCAATTAATAATTGACTCGGCAGGATAGGCTAATATAGAGGCCTGTAGTCCAGCGCGCGAAACCTCGGCCTGTGTCAGACCCTCATCGGTCTGCGGATAATCTACTAAGAGGCCATAGCGTCCAGTTAATAACGTATCACTAGCGGCATCTTTTATCATTTGATCCAGGTGCAGCCCGTTACCGTTTGCGTTTTCTATCAGGTAATCAATATTTGAAGGTAGTTCTATTTCTGTCGGCTTACGGAACACCATGCCTAGCATGCCCTCTTTGGTATGGCTGACAAAGTTGACAAAGTTAGCGCGGCTACGATAAGCATCGTACCTGATTTGGTTGTCGTCGCTTCCGTCCCTTGCATTAGGTGCGGGTAAATAAGCGGTTCCTGCCTGTGATCCTATGCCACCAGCATATACGGTTCGACGGCTGCGTCTGTCTTTTATAGCAGTCGCGCCCTCATCACAGTCTCGTACCAATTCCCAGACAGGGATGTTCTTTGCATAGTCTGCGTTTTGCGTATCTACTGGCATAAATTAACTCACAAATTTAATGGAAACGCTGGCGGCTGGTTTAAGCACTGGCATTTCGTAGGCTATTGGATATGTTCCCGCATCGGGTAAATGATCCAGATTGGATTTTTTATCAGGCGCGCCATTAGCGTCATAGGCTAACTGTTCTAGGCATCGGCTGTATTCGGGGCATAACAATTCGTTTACTTTGACCAGGCCTTTATCAAAAGCAACATTAGCGGCTATTACCCGATCTTTGACTAATGGGTTTGATTTGTGCGCGTACACTGCAAAGCCCGCTGTCATCAATAGACTAATATCTGATATAGAGGCATCGACGCTTTTACGGCTGCCACCACTCGCATCTGGATATATGCGGATGTTGTGTTCTGGGTATCTCTGTTTAATGGTGGCGATTATTTCGGGCGTGTCATATATGCCCGTTAGTTCATCAACCGCATGCCATGTAGACCCGCGTGTAACGTAGACCACTGCACTCATATTGGTTACGTTGAAATCAAGCCCAATCCTTAATTGTTCTTTGGGTTGTATAGTCTCTCGACTGGCACAACGTTTGCGCTCGTATGATCTAAACACTGTACCCGAAAACAGATTGACGAATTGCCCGTTTAAATAGGCTGCTCTTAGTTCGGGGTTGTAAGTGTCGGCTAATGATTCTATATAGTCAGGCGGCAAGTTTGCTTCGTTGTCGTAGGTGCTGGCCTGGATGATCCCATAGTTATCTGTTTTATCCATAATGAAACGCTGATAGATAAACTTGTATCCTTCGGGGGTAGTCGTAACAGATACCCTATTAGGTGCATCTTCCCAACGTAATCGCCCGATAATCTTATTCCACGCTAGAGAGGCCTTATTAGTGTCCATGACGTCGATCTCATCGACTAAGGCATTGCCTACCTTAAAGCCTACAATCGTCTGAGGGAGCTGCATAGAGCGGCATATGACCGTTCCGCGATAGGTTCGACCACTATAATAATGAACTTCTTTATTACCCTCTCGAATCTCAACCCGTAATCCACATGCTGCCGCGACCTGTTCGGCTGTTACATAGTAGATATCGCGTATTTGGGGATAGCTAGGCGCGAAATAAGCTTGGTTAATTCCTGGGTACTTCCAAAAGTCCAGGCACTGAGCCACGCACCCTATAAACGTTTTACCTGCACCATATCCAGCTACATACGCGCGATATTTATTGTCTAGCTGCAAGAATTGCCCTTGCGGTCTATTTACCGTTATATCCATTAATCAGTTTTACGCGCATCGACTATCTCTACCTGTATGCTTTGCGGTGTTGCGTGGGCCTCTTGTTCTGTTTGATCGTTTTCGCTCCAATTAAAGCGATTCGACATGTAAAGTTTAATAAGGCTCTGATTGACGTTTTTATCAAGCATCCACTGGGTGTACTTATATTCGAGCGCGCTTTCTGCCGCTTCTCTCGCGCGCGTAAACGTGTCCATAAAGTCAGAATTTTCATTAGCCCACTTGTAGAGAACCGACCTTGAAACATTCAGTTTGCGCGCAACTTGCACAACAGATAATCCCTGGTCCATTAGATCAAACACAACTTCCCCTATTTCGTCACTATATTTAGTTGGCCTACCCATCTTAGCCATAATAACAATCCTTTAAACGTGCGTTAAATACGCTAATTAGTGACAAAATACTATCTTTTAGATGTATATTTAGTTGTAATATATACTTACATTATGTATAATAAACATATATTCAGAAAGGGGAACAAAATGGCTATTTATATAATGTGGGTAATTATCGCGCTTCAAATTTTAGCTCTAACGGTTTACATAGAAAGAGCCAATAAAAAAGAATTACAGGAACATAAACGCAAATATTACGGGGGTATCTAATGTTAGATTTAACTTTATTAGGGCCATTCTTTATTAGTGGAACCCCTTACATAATAGCAGCGCATCTGTTTTGTGCGTGGCTAATCATTCGTACACCAAAGGCGGCTAAGTAATGGATAACCTACCAGATAACCCAATGAATGATCCTGATTACATGACGCAAGTAAACACCCGTATCCTTTGGCCTAATCCTAATGATGAGCCTAGCGATGATGCCGATTTTTTAAGACGTGGAGCAATAGAACGGCAAGCCCGCTTTGAGTCGGATAATCTTTTACCTGTACTCCCTTTCGAGTTAGCAGAAAAGCGCGCAACAATTATGGAGAATGCCAGGCTCTTATATCTTGCGGAAAAGGCAATAAAACTCCAATTCAAAGGCAAATTAAATCTAAGGGGCTTTTCATAATGGAACTTTTTTTAGTGGCATTAAGTGTTAGCTGTTTAATCTGTGGCCTGATTGGTTTCATTGCCGATCATGTCGCAACATTCATTAATAATAAAAGGGGTAATAAATAATGAGATCATATCCAATATGGAACAATGTAACTGCCTGTATCTATAAAGGCGTGAAATCCTGGGGCGCGCAGCAAGAATCTGCCGTTAATGTAGTTGTCGGCACATCCGCGCAAAATTCACATGATTTTGTCAGTCATAAAACTACACACCGAACGCATGATGATGGCACACAAGAGTTCCGTTTTTATGTTGACGGTGTAGTCGTTAAGCGCGCAATTATTCAACCGCAAAAACTCAAACGTGATTGCACCCTATCTTTTGTGGGGGTGACAGCGTGATCTATATAAACCGCAAAGACTCATACGGCAACCTTGAAACAGTTGACGAATTTAACGAAGGCTATAAATACGCCAAAGCTATGCTAAAAGAATATCGTTTATCTGATCCAAGCGCCTATCACTATACGAGCCAAAGAGCTTGCAAGGCTTGGCGCGAGGGGGTGACAGTATGACAATTGCACAATTAAGCGTTGAAGTAACTAACGCATTTATTGAAGGTCAGCGCGCAAGCGTTGGGCCATTTACATCAACAGGAAATCATTTGCTGTTAGATGGCATCCCTATTGCATATAGGGACGCGCAAGGCGAAATATTCCGAGTTGATCCGCGCATTGCTAAGATGCAAAAGAAACAAATTAAAGAGGCCGTCTATTTAGATGTATTTATGGTTCTATTTGCAACCCTGGCATGTGTTGGCGGTTTCTTTTGGTTTCTCTTTTCAATGTTTGGGGGTTACTAATGAATATTCACATAAATCAAAAACCAGATTATATAGCAATAATTGAAACAGAATTAAACAATATTGCTTGGCATTTACAGGTTGTAAGCGAATCAAACCAGGCGCCAGTAGAGGCCGTTATTAAAATGCACTTGCAAGCCGCGCACCATGCGCTAAACCTTCACGATGGCAATTAAGGGGTAACAAATGGTCTATAACTGTCAAATGTGCGATACCTGGGTAGATGATGATTACCACACTGCACAATATGTAATCATTAAAGGCAAAGAGCGCGAACTATGCCCAGACTGCTTTAATGAGGAAATCATCGAAGAATAAACCCACCGCTAAACCATAGCAGCCCCTTTATTGGGGCTTTTTGGGTGAAACACTAACCAACTTAAAATAAGGGTATAACCATGAAATTTGACACGATGGCCGTAAATTATACAATCAGCAACGCCTTAAAAGGGGAAAAATCCATAGACATTGAATGCACACTTGAAGAGTTTTTAGCGCATGAAGGGGTTTCAATCGTTACCCATCAGCAACTAGACGGCATAAACTTCCTAAGCTTGCATAAATTTAATTTATTTTAAACCCACCGCTAAACCATCAAGGCCGCTTAATTGCGGTTTTTTTGGTGTAAATCAATTACTATTCGCCAATAAGGGGCAAATTATGAATAAAACCGCTGATTATGTGAATCGGCTAGTCGATGGCAACGCATTAAACGCCAGGCTAACCGCAAAAGATAAGACGCTTGAAAAGGTACGCGCTGCTCTATCAGATGGCATTTTTAACAAGTGGCAATCATATAGCTTTGTTTTTAGCTTAGTTGATAAGCGCAAAATTACTATGCGCGAAGTCTGTGAGATTGCCGAATTAAACGGCATCCCTTCGAGCGTTATCAAGATGCGTCGAAGGGATTTAAATAAACTCAATGAGGCCAACAAATGAAACTAACAAACGACGAACTGATTAAAATAATTAGCG